CTGGCCAGGGGTGAAGGCGCTTATGAGAAAAGGTCTCATGCCAAGAGAGCTTTTAAGGGTTTTTTCAATGGGATTAAGAACTATCCGCGGGGTTATTTCGGATGAAATGCCCAAGATGCAAAGAAAAATTGAGACCGGTTCGTAATGGGTGGAATGTTTGCGACAAATGCCAAGGGGCATGGCCTCCTGCCCAGAAGATTCCAGCAGGGTTAGAAACTCGTAATTTTCTTGGATTTGTGAGAATATAATAACGGGGAGCGCCCGTTTCGCCGTGTTCCAGCCACGGCACCCTCCTAATCCCGCCAGGGTTAGCCAGGTCGTTGTCGGCGGGTGGCTCCCCTACTTTTAACAAGGAGTCTAAATGAGAAATTGCCGTAAAATAGGCTACAAAAGCAGAAAACATGCAGCTTCAGTTTTAAAACGAACAGATAAGCACAGATCAGTCTGGGGAAAGCCTTATTTATGTCCTAAATGTGGAGAATGGCATTTAGGTCGTAAGCTTGACAAAAAGAGCAAGTTGGTTTTAGGTTGGAGAAAGAATATAAAATCTATGGAGAAGTTGTTTGATTTAATTGATGCTTATTGCGGGGTTGCATGAAAGAACTCGAAACCACCAAAAACCTACTTTTAGACATACTCGCTAATCAAGGCGGTCAAGCATCCAAAACCTCAATCAATGCCCTTAATGCTTTAAAAATAGAGCAAGACATCAAAGCTCCAATCATAATAAACCAATCAATATCTGTGCTTAATTTGAATATTCAGCAACGTATAGTGGATGCTATCAAGATGATTGATAGGACAAGAGAAAGCAAAGATGATCGGGTTAAGATTATTACAGATGAAAATTCAGCTTTGTGTAATATTGAAGTGCCTATAAATTTAAAAGAGGCGCTTGAAAATTATAAACATGCTTTGATCGATAAAGCGGTTGAAAAGTCCAGAGGGAACAATACAGAGGCCGCACGATTATTAGGCATGAAAAACATGACACTTTGGAACTGGAGACAGAAAAGAGGCTATTAATTATAATGCCAAAAGACAAAGAAATAAACTGCCCGATATTCAAAGCCTGTCTATTCCAAACACCATGCCCGGAATATGGTAAGTGCCTATTGCTGATTAAAAAGGAATACATAGAAGTTCTTGAATCAATGGAGTTTATGAAAGCACCTTGTAAGGGGTGTGAGGGGAAGTGTAAGAAGGATAAAAACCATAAACCGGAAAAGGAGAAAGACAATGAGGACAGTTAAAAATTCAAATGAAAATGTAGAGATTCAAGTATTTGATGAACCGGGAGAAGGTGGAGCTTGTCATGAGTATTATCTTTCACCGGCCGTTACTTCTGCCGATGAAATCGCTGGACGGTTTGGGAATATTCGATTTCAGAACGGCCCCATAAAAGAAAACGGTGTGAACGGATGTCACCAGGAAGATTTACTTGCAATTGTTATTGACCGACTCGAACATTTTCAGGCTGGGGAGTTCAAGTGCAGGGAAAATGCACTGGCGCTGACAAAAATTCAAGAAGGCTTGCTCTGGTTGCAGAGCCGGACAGCGGATCGCACAATGCGTGGAGTTGAAGGAACAAACGTAAAATAATGGCAATATGGACCCCACAACCAGGCCCTCAAGTAGACGCGGCTACCTGCCCGGCTGATTTTACATTATTTGGAGGTTCCCGCGGTGGAGGAAAAACTGATTGTCTAATCGGCCGGCATCTCCGCGGAGTTGAAAAATACAATTACGCATGGAACGGTTTAGTTGTTCGCCGGAAATATAAGGAGTTTTCCACTATCCGTAATAGGATTGATGAATTGATCAGGGGTGGACTCCCGGCCGAAAGAATTGGAGGGGACCAGCAGGTCAATACCGTTAGGTTTAAAAACGGTGGTAAATTTATCATGTCTGCAATCAAACTGTTAGAGATGTGTAATGACCATGTTGGAGAGAATTATACGGAAATCAGCATTGATGAATGTACCACATTTCCTTTCTTTATTAAGATGGTTGACAAGCTTCAAGGTTCTCTCAGATCGCCCCATGGAGTTCCCTGCAGGATGTTTGGTACTGGTAATCCCGGAGGACCGGGACACAATGACGTAAAGCTATCTTTTAAGCTTGGTTCTGAATTCAACATGAAACCCGGGACAGTAATGTATAATGATATTGGGGAATCGCGGGTTTTTATTCCATCATTCCTTAAAGATAATAAAATTCTATGCGAGAATGATCCTAAGTATGTTCGAAGATTGATGTCAATTCGTGACCCTATGCTTCGGAAGGCATGGCTTGATGGTAATTGGGACGTTTATATCGGGCAGGCGTTTCTTTTATCTGAAGATCATCATATTATCACACCACTGCCTATTCCAGATGCAGCTCCTTTGTATATGACATACGATTGGGGTTTTGGCGCACCGTTTTCTATTGGCTGGTGGTGGGTAGATGGAGATGGCAGGATATATCGTTTTGCAGAATGGTATGGATGGGACGAGGTTGCGAATGATGGGTTAAGAATACAAGATTCAGATGTTGCCAAGGGTGTTATTCAGAGAGAGTTGAAGCTTGGAATTACAGGCAAGCCGATTATCAGGTTAGCGGGCCGTGATTGCTTTCAAAAAAAACCAGACTATAAGGGCGGTGGTCAAGGTCCGAGTACGGCAGAGGTGTTTAATGGTCTTGGGCTTACCCTTCGGCCAGGAGATCCAGACAGAAAGCTTAAAATAAGGCAGTTCAGGGAGCGATTGGCAATACCAAAGGACGGTAAAACAAGACCGATGCTTCAGGTTTACGATACCTGCAAGCATTTTATAAGCACGATTCCATCGCTGTGTATGGATGATGATAATGTCGAGGATTTGGCTGATTTACAAGCTGACCATACATATGATGAATCATGTCACATAGTTATGGCCCGACCAATGAAGTTACCAGAGGTTCATGAAAAGAAAAAGTCTGATTTAGATCCTGCATCTATGGCAGCTCAAAAAGAGTATGAGCAGATTGTTGCTCAGATTCAGGCAGAGCAGAATTATACTGGGAGGTATGGATGATTAAATTTGACGGATCACACATAGTAGAGGTGAAGCCAGGATATAAAATGTTTGGGATAGCTTTTGATATTAACATTAAAGGAGAGGTTGTGGTTTTTGCCAACTCCAGAAAGGAAGTCGAACATTTTGTAGAAATTGAGTCCAGGAATCCTGATTTCCCTCTCCCGTTTAATGGACAAAATGGAAATATAGATATAACAAAACTTATACTTAATGTAGTGGACAAAGGGTGAACAAAATGAGTGAGAAAAAATCAAAAGAAAACAGGCGTGAAGAAAAACAGGCCCAGGGAGAGCATAAGCTTATAGGAACGATGGAAATTGATATGTATGATGATTTTGATGTTGATGTACGGCACTTCCCGATGGATCATGGTACGGCTATAACTTTTTTATGTAATGCGTTACTTCGTGTTTCTGCTTTTATTAGAGAGCAGGAGGCTAAGAATCAATCTAAAATTTTAATGGTCCGTCCTGGTGCTTCACCGGCTGATATTATTAAGATGTCTCAGAATTAAACAGGAGAGCAATGGATACCGATGGAGGACTAAATGACACAGAATCTTTTTTGCAAAAACCAGAAGTCAAACAGCAAGGATTACAACGATAACTTTGACAGGATATTTAAAACAAGTAAATGGTTAAAACACTTAATGGAAGACATTCCCAGAAGGGCTTTGCAGGGATATATTAATGGAAAGGCAAAACAGTATGAAACCAATTAATCCTAAAATAATCTATGGTTCAGTGAAGATTTCGGGACCGAAGACACCTTGGGGAAAATATCTGACTCGCAATATTGAAAGGTTTGCGAAGGATGTCAGGACTGAGGTAGAGGCTCACATTAAAACTCTTTTTGCTGGCAAACAGCACAGAACCAACCAAGACATCCCATATCCCGAAGAAATCAGGGAGCGTGAAATTAAACGGAGGTTGAAGGAGGCCCGAAATGAAAACACGCCAAACTGTTGAAGAAACTCATGCAGACGAAATAACAGGAGTTGGGTATGATTGCCCAAAGCTTCCAGCAACCATCCTAATCGATGATATTAACGAGGTTATAATTGAAATGCAAGACTTTGGCCCAGAGAATTATTGTTACAAATTAACCCAATATCCACCTTCACACCACATGAGGTAAAAAATGATTAAAAAACTGATTTCAGGAATAGAAATTTCTCAGGGTGGAATCATTCCAAGAGGATACGGAGTTTCATATTATTTACCAGACAGAGACATTGGTGTTTGTTATCCGTTGCTTCTAAACAAGGTCGTCAGGTGGGTTAGAAACGCATACTACTGGGTTTATCTTAAAATTAGCCGAATTCGCAAACTGTCTATGGTAGAGCGCATTTCATTTGAATCTTATCGGAACGGTTACGCCGAAGGCTTTGAAAAAGCTCACCACAGAAATGCCAATATCAAGAAAGAATATCGCAGAGGACATACAGATGGTTGGAATGAGGCTTTTGCCGTTCTGGACAAGGCTCTTGCGGGGGAAAACAAATGAAACTCAGATACGGTTCAATGCGGTATGGATGGTTTGTAATATCAGGAATATTCATTGTTGACAATCCAGAGGTTGCAAAAGAAATTATGGGACGATGTATTATAGTTCATGCAGCTCCCGAACCCCATTATGATGCGATTAAATATCAAGCAATTTCTGATGATTTTGATGAAATCCAAGAGCATGGGTTGATACCAGAGTATAATATAATAGCTGAAAAACATTCTGATGGAAGTGTAACGTGGGAATTTAGACGCATGGAAAACACTTGACTTAACATTAAATTCCATGTACAGATAAAAACTAATCATGGAAACCTCCATTTTCATACTATTCATAATCTTTCTGTTATTGATGAACGCTTATGACAGAAGGGCCTCCAAAAACCGCGAAGACAAGCTAGTAGCCGCTTTAATTTCAAGAAATTTGGGCGAACTTGCCCTATATAATAAAGAGCAAAAAACGAGTGCTAAGGATAAGCTCAAGCAAACTCAGGCTGAAAACAATCTGGCGATCGAGGCTCAGAAGCTTATTGATGCTCAGAAAGATGAAGTGAGAGTTCCGGTGACTTAATGATAAAGCATGTATCATGGTTGCGGATTTTATATTGTCGAATTTTTCATTACACTTATATTTCCGAAGAGAATTATCGGTTTGGAAATACAATAGTTTGCAATAAATGCAATATCGAAAGGCATTTTGACAACATATATGCATAACTAAAAACTTGGGCTAACCCCGGCCTAATTAACCGGGGGATGCAAAATTTAAGCGAGTAGCATGGACTCCATGCGGTGACAAATTCGGTTCACCGTCCATGCTACTCGCTTTTTTTGTGCCCAAGGCAAGGACATAATGGCAAAATCTAAACCAGATGATGCAGAAATCCTAACAGACTTTTCCACCATATTCCGGTATAATGCCGACTATTCCAGAACAATCCGGGAATTAACATGGTATAGAAACATCCTGTTTTATTTAGGGGAACAATGGATTTCATGGTTTGTAGAACAGGGTGGTTTTGGACCGTCCTTTATTAATCCTGCCGAATTTACCCCCGTTGCCAACAAGATCCGAGATCATGTCCGTTCAATGAAAGCCCTCATTCTCAACAAAAAATATGCTGCCAGAATATGGCCTAACTCCGAGACCCAGAAAGATAAAGATGCTGCAAAACTCGGAGGCATGGCCATGAGTTCTCTTGATAACGATAATTGCAATGAAATTGAAGACATTAAGGAATGGGCAGCCCTGTGGCTTATCTTGACCGGGAATGCATTTATCAGAACATATGCTAATTTGGATAATGGAATATATTTTACAGATGCAGACGGAAAGGTTCAATCCAAGGGTGAGGTTACGATTGAAAACATAATTGGCTTTAGCATAGTGGTTCCCTCCCTGGGTGTTCTCTTAAAACAAAAAAGCTATGTCGGAATTCGATCTTTAAAGGATAAAGAATGGGTTGAAGATACTTACAAGGTGAAATTGGGTACCGCCAGCGTAGGCGGCATAGACCTGGAATATGAAAAACGGCTCATGACCCTTGTAGCGAATGTCAGTCCATGGAAAACTCGCAGCTTAGAACAAGGATCATTTACTGAAAAGGACAGCAAGGATTTAGTATATTTCCAAGAAGTTGAATATCGACCTACCAAAAAATATCCCAAAGGCAGGTATGTTGCTGTAGCAGACGGTAAGGTTTTAGAAAATGAGACCAAAATGCCCATTAAGGTAAATGATGAAGGCGAATGGTTTTATACCATTACTGATTTTAAATATAATAACACCCCTGGAAGCTTCTGGGCAACATCTTCCGTAGACGATCTGATCAGTCCACAGAAGATGATCAACGAAATCGACAAAGATTTTTCTTCTAATCGTGCAAGCTTGGGCCGTCCCTATGTATTAACTCCAACAGATCTTGTTCTTAAACGACAGTCAGAGCAAGGACAAACCCTTTTGGTGCTACAATATGAAGCTACTCAGGCATATGGATCAAAACCCGAAGTCGTCAAAGGCACCCCATTTCCCGACCAGGTATTGGCTGAAAGAAAACTTAATATCGAAAACATTCAAGATGCTGGTGGAGATCCCAAGAATATTTTAAAGGGTCAGTCTCCTACGAGTGGTGCATCCGGAATCATGGTTGACATACTTCGTGAAGCAGCTGAAATGAGTCATAGCCCAGACGTAGAAAGATTTTATCGAAGTTGGAACCGGGTTAAAAAGAAACAATTGATTCTCGCAAAGGAACTAATCACAGAGACACGACTTTTGAAAATGACCGGGGAAGGGAACGAAATTCTCATAAAAGCATTTAAAGGTGCTGATCTTTACGATAATACCGATGTACGCATGGAAAAAGACAGCGGTGTTGCGACTACAAATGCCGGCCAGAACCAATTTATTATGAAACTGATCGAACAAGGCTTTTTCGGAGCCATACCCGAGAACCCCAGATTACAGTATGAAATAATGAAGCGCCTTGGAATGTCCTGGTTGCCGGTTGTAAATGCTGTACATGAGGAAAGGGCCGGGCGTGAAAACAGCATGGCTTCTCAGGCAACCGATAAAGAGATTGAAGTTGATGCCGATGAAGGGACCGGGATTGAACCGGTTCTTGAAGGTTTGTTTTTCGCCAAGCTTAACGAAGAAACTCAAGAAGTGGAAGTTCTAAGCAATGATCCTTATTACAAATACGACAATCATCAGGTACATTATGACAATCACACCAAAGTTATTTTAAATCCAGACTTTAAAGATTGGCCGGTAGCTAATCAAAAAGTGCTTATTAATCATACCGATATGCATCATTACGAGATTCAGGCCCAGGAACAAGCAGAAATGGAGAGAGCCGCACAAATGGCAGAGCTTAAATATGGTGACAAAGAAAAAGAAGCTGCAAGCACAGGGACACAAAGCCCCGGTAAAGAGAATGTTGCGGCGGTATCAGCGGAGGCATAAATGAAACTCCAAAGCATGAAACGAACCAAGAAGGAAAAGAAAGAGTACGAGGAAACTATGGCGGTTGACTCAATGGAGGGCGAAGATTATCCATACGGATTAAGAATTCGTCTCGAAAAAGAAAGCCTTGAGAGCCTTGGCCTGGATGTTGATGATTTCTCTATCGGCGGGAAAGTTGACTTGGTTTGTGAGGCAGAAGTTGTAAGCCTGAGCGAATCGGTAAACGAAAACAATTCCCATGCCGATGTTTCCCTTCAGATTACAGACCTGGCCATGAAACAACGTCCGAAGGCCAAAAATCTGAGGGATATTGTTAATATTATAAAGGATTCTAAATACTAATGCCGACCTTAAGAGAGGCCTATAAATATAAACGGGTTTACAAGAAGTCAAAGCCTAAGAAAAAGAAGAAGCTGGAAAAGAAAAGCAAGACCACTATTAAGGATGCTGTCTTGGATGTATTGTTTGGTACGAACAGAGAGGGTGGGCCATATGACCGAGTAAAAAGCCGTCCTGTGAAGAAAACAATAAAAGAGGATTTAAAGCGTCTTGAAAAAGAATTTGGAAGATAATATTAACTTATAACCCTTGCAATCTCTGGTGTTTATCTCCTTAAACCTCTTGGGTTGCCTTAATAAAGGAGCAACAAAATGACTATCGAAACAGGGCAAGAGTCGGGTTCCCAAACCGACGAGGCAAAAACGGGGCAAGAACAGAAGGTGGAAACCCCAGCCACCGAGTTGAGTACTACAGAACAGATCGTAAAAGCGGCAAATGAGATGGAGGAATCCGCTGCCTCCAAAGAAACAGAAACAGAAGTAAAACCAGACCAAGAGGAAAAAGCAGCTCCCTACGACCAGGACCCCAAGTGGCTGAAAGCTCGGGCAGCCGAAAAAAGTCTGACCGAGACTCTTGAAGCCCACGGGTTAGAAAGTATTGAAGATCTTGCCGAGATGATAAAAAAAGGTGAGAGCCTTAAAGATATCCTGGGGACCAGGGACGCAGATCAACTAACACAGGACTTACAGTACGCCGAAACACACCGAAAAAACTTGGCATTTTGGGAAGAAAAAGAACGCCGAGAGGCCGATGAAGGTCTTGATCCGGATGAACGAGCCGATAAGTACAAAAAAGCGTATGAGGATCTTCAAAGTGACCAGGCCAGCAGAAAGGCCAAAACTGACCAGCTTGAAGAGAACAAAACTTTGGTTAAAGATTTCAATGACCGAGTTGGAAAGGTTGTTGATAATCAAGGGTTTGATGACAATACGGCTGAAATTGCAAAAATGCTTTTGGGTGTTGAGAATCCATTTAACACCGTGGATATTTCCGACTCAAAAGCAGTCAAGGCTATGGCTGATAACGGTGTGAAAAAGCTTGGTGATTTCGTCAAGGCCATTCAACAGGATGCCATTGACAAATATGCGGCCGGAAAATCGGAATTCACCCCGATTTCTCCTACCGAGACTCCTGAAGGCACGAAAGTTGTGAAAGAAACAAAGGCTCCGGAAAACGAAAGTGTTGAGGAAGGTTTTGCCAGAGCCAACAAAGTGCTTCTGGAACTCGCTAAAGGTGGTGTAAGTCCTTAATTCATTAAGGAGATAAATAAATACTATGGGTGTACTTGATACATCAGCATTGACGTATCAGTTCAAGCAGGTATACGGGAAACTGATTACCGACCTGTTTGCGCGTCATACAATGACATATAATCAGTTCGATGAATCCCCGCGGAAAGCCGAGATTCGACCCGGTGGTACGGGATTTTATTTTTCAACCAGGCAGGGAGATGTTGAGGGCGTCGGTGGCCGTGTAGAAAACGCTATTCTGCCCGAACCTCTGCCCGGTGACGGTGTACAGGGGATTATCACCCCCCGACTGATTTACGCCGTGATCAGAATGTCGGGCCTTGCAATCGAGGCCGGCAAAAGTGATCAGATGGCTTTCGTGAACGCACAGACAGACGCGACCATGAACGCCTATAACTCACTGGTAAACGATCTTAACCGTCAGTGTCATGGAGATGGTTGGGGTTTACTGGGAACGACTTCGGCAGTGTGTACGCCTGATACGGACGGTTCTGGAACATGGACCGCTGCGTTCGATAATGATCGCGGAACTCGATACATGAAAAAAGGTATGATCTGCGATTTTTATACTTCCACGACCTTATCAACATCAGCATCATCTGTCAGGATTAGCTCGATTAATCCGATCACAAAGGTTGTTACGTTTGAGCAGGCTGCGGATGCTTATAGGGCATATCACCCCATCGCAGCCGCCCGGACTTCGCCGTACACCAATGCGGCAAGCACCCAGGCAAGCGGGTCATTCTTGGTGCGCTACGGTGCAAGGCTGGCCGCTCATCTCACAACGGGAACTTCCAGAGAACTTACTGGCCTAGACGGAATGTTTGACGATGGTACAAATTTGGCTACTTTCGAGGGCATTACCATTACGAGTGACCCGGAATTTAAAGCCAACGTCATGAGAAACGCCAATGTAAACCGTGAGCTTTCCATCGACCTTATGCTTGCGGCCATGGACATGAGTGCCGCACGGTCTCACACTCCGGTTAATTGTATAAGATTGGGACTCGGACAGCGCCGGAAGTATTTCGGTCTGTTGGCCCCGGATATCCGTTTTTCACCGAAGGAACTCAAGGGCGGGTATGAGGTTCTGTCATTCAGCCAGAATGCCGCTGTTGAGATGTTCGTTGACCCGGTAACTCAGCCGAATCAGATCTACTTCGAACCCAAAAAGACCATCAAGAAGTACGAACTGACTCCGATTGGCTGGGGCGGGTTCGATCCGAACAAAATGCACTGGAGACCTGATTACGATCAGGCGACCATGTTTCTCCGCACGTATACTAATTTAGGCGTAGAGGAACGCCAAGCCCTTACTTTACTTAAGGATTTGACCGAGCCTGCAAACGCTCCTTGGTAAAAACAACTTAACTTAACCCACGTACCCCGGGGGTCTAATCCACTCCCGGGGGGTTTATAAGGGAGGATTAAAGAAAATGGGTATAAAATACAGAAGTTTAGCTAAAAGCCTACAAAATTATATTAACTATGTGATCCCGGCCATGCCTACATTCGGCAAGACCTATTATGTTAAGAAAACCGGGTCGGACTCCTGGGATGGGCTGTCGGTTGAAAATGCGTTCTTAACTATTAGCCGAGCACTCACAGTCCAGGCATTGGAAACTGAAGATCTTGGCGATGTGATTTTCGTTTTGCCGGGAACATATACGGAGTTTATTGAGAAGGATCTTGCAGATGTATGGCTCCGTGGTGTTTCTTCTGGTGGGATGAAAAGACCCATTGTTCAAGCGTCAGCCAATGAACAATGCTACAGTGGGGCTTTGTCAAATTCAACAATCAGCGGTATAGACTTTTATTGCAATACCAGCACTGTCGATGCCGTGGAAGCGTTTCACGTAGACCAAACAATGATCAGTTCTGCAATCATAGATTGTGGGTTTTATGGTCAAACAGCTTCACCTGATGGCAGAATCGGGCTACAGATTGGTGGCCGTGGCGAGGCAGGTTCGGCAACGTGGGAATACATACGAGACAGTTTGATTGCTAACTGTTACTTTGGTGGAACCAGCAAAACGTATGAACTTGATTGCGGGATTAATTTCGGCGTGTATGCCGATAGTACTACCAATCAGGCGCAACGATTGTTCCAACGAAGTCATATCTTTAACAATATGTTCATGTGCCATAAGCGCGGAATCAACCTGTTGACCGGCAATTCAAACAACCAGGGCTCTCTGATTTCGTATAACACAATGGCCAGTATGCAGGCCCCGGGTGGACCAATTGAATACGGAATCCGGCAGTTACAGGGGGAAGATAGCCTAACCCTGATTCATTATAATAACATCAAGGCTGGCACTGACGGAATTAGTGGCTTTGCCAATTATAACACTATGGGCAACATCGTTTCAATTGGTGCCGGTGTTCCTGCTTGGGAATATGCCATATAAGCCTATTTAATTAACCTTAAACGGGAAGGGGCAACCCTTCCCTGGAGTACAAAATGTCCGAACAAGATGTAATAGACAAAATCCAAGATGTTTTAAATAAATGTGACGATCTGGAAGCCAAGATTAATGAAGTTAAAACCGCTGTTGAGTTGGATAAAAACAAGTATCGTAAATGTTCACATTGTACGGGAACAGGGTCGAAGGCTTCCCATGACGGAAGTGAATCTTGCCCTGACTGTGGCGGTGATGGCAGAATCGAAGATGGCTGGATTTCCAAAGACTAACCTTAACATCCTTCAGTATCCTGCATGTCGCAGGGGGTAACTGTAAAAGGAGGACCAAATGACTATTCGAGATAAAAACGTTCATAAATCGGCAGCTATTTCTCTGTCGAAAATTCAAGGTTTAGGGGCGAGGGGGCCGTTGTCCGGCAATCCTCGCTATGTAATCAAGGGCGCTGCTACGGCAATGTCTACTTGGATTAGGGCGAGGGTTAAAAGCGAATATATTCACACAACCATTGATGCGGCTATTACTGCTGCCGGTGTTGATAATGGCGCTAATCGTGGGGATACGATATATGTATTACCCAACCACACAGAAAATCTTGCCGCTGATTCTGCGGTAGATATTGACGTTGCCGGTCTTAACATTATTGGCTTGGGGAACGGTGAAGATCGACCCATCCTTACTTTCACAACTTTAACGACCGCTGATTTTAAAATCGCAGCGGCGAATGTCCTGATCGAAAACCTGGTCTTTAAATGTAATATTGCATCTCAGGCCATGATGATTGAAGTGACCGGTGACGATGCTGAAATCTCAAATTGCGAATTCAGGGAGGGTACGGCAACCGGGCTCAACTTTATCACAATCGGCGTGACCAGTGACAATGAAGCCGACCGATGCCATATCCATGACTGTAAATTCTACACATCTACTGATGGTAATTACAATTCCGCAATTAACTTTGCCAAAGATGAGGTTGGTGTTACAGTTGATAATAACAATATCTACGGTTATTTCGCTTTAGCCGGTATGGATATTCCTTCAGTCGGAGACGCTCAGGTTCATTGTGAAATGCACGACAACGAGATCGTCAACCTTTCATCCGGTCAACACGCCATTCAGGTTAGTGGTACAACTTCAACTGGTAAGATTGTCCGAAACTTAGCTATTACGGATTCCAAGGTAACAGCGATAGATGCTGGTGGTCTTGAGATGTCTCGTAACCGGTGGAATGATTTTACCGATCAAGGCCCGGATGAGGCATTTCCCGCAGAAGATGTGGAAAAGACTCATGCTAATTCCAGGGGTGGATATAACTGGCATGTTAATAGTGCTGCCACTGTTGGTGGGGATGGTAAGACATGGGAAACTGCTGTAACAACCATTCAGGCTGCTGTTACACTTTGCGGCGACAATGATACTGTCAAGATCCTCGGAACTTCTGCCGTAGCTCAGACCAGCGATTATAGTGAGGATGTAGTCATAGCTGCTGGAGTCAACGGCGTTCATATTAAGGGTTGTGGTAATAGCCCTGAAGGTGTGCTTTGGACGGTAGCTTCTGCTAGCGGTACATGCCTGACCATCAACGGTTTAAACGCCTTGGTTGAGAATATCAGGTTCCGACCAAACGGTGCAACCGGCCGGGCGATCTTTCTTGCCAAGAACACTCTGCTTACCTCTAATGCAGCAGGTACTATCATACGCAAATGTACTTTCCGGTCAACCTCTTCGGACTCAGTGGGTATTCAGTCCGAAGGTGCCAATGACATTACTGTTGAAGATTGCGTGTTTAAAGAATGTACCTATGCATTTTACCTTGTCAGTTCTGCTAACGCCGTAATGTACCGGCTCAGGTTCAGACACAACTACATTGATCAGAATTGCACAAACGGTATAGTTGTCGATTGTACTGACTCCTTTATCCATGACAACCATTTCGGTGATGGACTTACGGCAGTAATTAACACATGGAATACTGGTGATCCTACTGCAAAACGTAATGCTATCTACAATAACAACCTGACTACATATCAGATGATGAGCCTGTGTACCATTACCTCAACTGATGATTATTCTGGCGAGCAGGAAGTTATAGCATTACCCAAGGGTCAAAGTGGTACTTTTTGGGTTGATTCAGACAGGACTACAAGCGGTCTGGGTACATCTCCGAATACGGCGGTCAAGACAGTTGCTGAGGCCATTACTGCAATAGGTTCTACAACTCACTGTACTGTTTATATCAAGAAAGGTATTTACACTGAAGCTGCTGTTATTGATCTGGCTGTAGAAGGTACTATCCTGAGAGGACAGAACAAGACTGGTGATATGTGGGGTACGACTTCAATCAAAGCCACGGCCAGTCATACCATTATGTCCGTAAATGCTAATGAGTGCGAGATTCATGACCTGTCATTCATTCAGAATACGGCTAATCCTATTATCACGGTTGCCAATACAGCTACCTGTTACAAGACCATTATCAGGGATTGTCATTTCAATGGTAATGGAACTCATACATATGGAGTCAATGTCGGTGGAACAGGAATCGGTGGAGACGGCATTGATACTCATGTTGAGGGTTGTACTTTTGTAGGATGCGTCACTGTAGGGTTCTATATGTACGGTACTCGCTGTGTTGCCAGAAACAACCTATTCATAATTGCAAGTAGCGCCATTGCCATTGAGTATCCACAGGGAGGCGGTGCAAGACCAGTCGGAAGGATTATAGGAAATACCATTCGTGGTTTTACTCTTGGTGATACAGGCATTAAGCTACCCGGTGCTGCTATATCTACTTCTCATCTGGATATATCAGGCAACCATGTTACCAACTGCGCTACTCCGATTACACTTGCCAAGTATACCACATGGTATGACGGTAATTATTGGGGAGTTGATGATGACAAGTATCACTCCATGTCGGATAGCGACAAGCATCCAGGTCGAGTTTTCTTCTGTGATAGTGATGTCACGACTGGTGGTGATGGTAGGTCTTGGGCATCAGCATTCAAGACCTTTACTGCTGCCATAGCAGTCGCTACTACTCGTAATGACACAATTTATATGGCTGCTGCGAATGCTTGCTATGAAGAAGCGAATACTGTTGATATTACCACTATAGGCCTTCAGGTAATCGGTATGGGAAACAAAGATCCTAATCACGCAAAGGCAATGTTTCTTGCTCCTACTAATACTGGTCATTTGATGACAATCAATGCTCATGAAGTCTGGATTGACAATATCTGCTTTAATGGTCCAGACGACACTAAGGATGCTGTTCGTATATGTACGACAGAGGAATTCTTTAAGATCAAATTCACTAACTGTAAGTTCGATAGCACAGATGGTGAGTATGGAATTAAAGCCGATGATACTTATGACGCTCCTGATCTTGTAATTGAAAATTGTCATTTCAGATATTGGGTGACTTGTGCGCTGTATCTGAATACCACCAGGGCCAAGGTTCTCAACTGTCAGTTTATGACTTTAGCATCAGCGACAGGTATTGAACTTGCTCAAGACACTGACGGCCGACCTGATCTTGTATTGGAAAATAATACGATCATAGGTGTGGATTCAAGTGATACGGGTATTAAAATCACCAACACTCCAAACGAAGGCACCTTCACAATGGTCGGCAATAGAGTGATAAACTGCGAAACGCCGGTTACTTTGTCTAAATTCACCTCTTGGTATGACAATAACTACTGGGGAACTGAAGATTGGCGTTATCATGCTGGTCATGGCAAAGAGGCTGCGATGGCACGAGGCGCTGATGGTAATATCTTCTATGCCGATGGTAATATTGCAACTACTGGTCTTGATGGTAGATGTTGGGCTTCAGCCTATAAAACCTTAACAGAGGTTTTAGCCATTGCTCATGCTGACGTTGCTGCTAACCGTAATTGGGCAAGGCGAAATACCATCTATTGTATAGCCGATACTTTCACTGAGGACTTAACCAAATTATCCCAAAAGACTGACATTGTTGGTCTTGGTTCTTATAACCATAATCAAAAGCCTGGGTTGACTGGTACTCACATTATTGAAGATGCTGATTATTATGGTTGCCGTTGGTATAATTTCTGGTTTCGTGAAAACGCTACTAATCCTATTTTTGTTCTTACTCCGAAATGTGGTGGCATTGAATTTCATGAATGTGAGTTTGATGGAACTGCTGGATTGGCAACTCACGCAATTAACATTACCACCAGATGTCCGTCTTTGATCGTGGACAACTGTGATCTCATAGGTAAGACTGGTGGCGGTTTTACAACTGCTGCTATTGCGTTTGGAGTGGGACAGTCTAATACGGTTCAAATCAAGAATAACAGAATTTCGGCTGCTGGTGTTGGTATTCTTACTGTTAGTACAAGTGAATTTGGATTTGATTCGTTTGTACTGGATAATGTGATTAATACTGTTGGGAAGTGTATAAACGATCCTTCCGGTATTATGCCACTTCATATTATCGGCAACAGATGTATAGTAGATACCAATAACGGTTCTGGAACTGCTTACACTTGGACCAATAAACTCGCTCTTGATAACGTCATCACGAGTGCTGATAACGAAACCCATAGAGTTCCTGATCTTGATAGTGACGCTTAATCAACCAACAGGGGAGCTAACCACTCCCCTTAACAAAGGACAGGAAAATGATTAATTTACCAAAAGATGTGGCAGAAAGGCTTTATTCCATTTATGCCGCAACCTTGATGAACCCGGTTCCTTTTGAGGAAATGGTTTTAACCGACCAGCATTTATGGGCCTATTCGAATGGAAAGCGGAAGCCGGAGGAACAGCTTTTATGGATCCACAAGCTTCACAGACGGAATGCCGATATGGATGAACCTTACGATGTGGGTGTTCTCAATGCTCTTGAGATAGTCAAGGCTATTCTTGATCATGATGTGGAGAAAGTTCCAGAATTTGTAGATAAGCCTGAAGTCGCTGAAGTTGCTGAAATTGAAGATCTTCAACCCGAAGTGGATGCTTTGAAAGCAAATGTCAAAGGTCTCATGACAAATATTCGGGATTCAAAGAAATCTTTTGCAGCTAAGGCGGCCAAGGCAAAAGAAGCGCATGGAACCGAAGTCAAAAATCTGAAAGAAGCGGTTGAGAAATATAAAAAGGAACTGGTTCTTGCAAAAGTTGACCTGAAGAATTGCAAGAGCGCTTTGAAAACGGCTTCAGTAACGGTTTAAAATGATTGACTTAAATGGAATCACATTAGTTGTCACCGGATTCCCACGTTCTGGGACTTCCATGATGATGCGTATGCTTCGCAATGCTAGCATTGAAGTTCTTGCCGATGAGCTTACAATCGGACCGCAGCACAAGTATTCGCCGTATGGATGCGAGGAACTAGAAAATGTTGGAAAAAGCATATTGGAGTTAGATAAATCCGAAACAGCGAACAAGGCTGTCAAGATTGTTTGCCCATATGCAAGCGTGATTCCGATAGATCGACCTGTTAAGGCTATTTTCATGCAGCGCGATATCTGCGAGATTGTTTCATCCCTTTTTTCAATGAGAAGTATCTGGGACGAAAATATTCCCGTAGCGATTGAATGGACACGCAACCATCTTAAAAAACATGACATTCCGACATTGTTTTTGAAATATAAAGAAGTTGTTAAATATCCAGAAGTAACTGCTATGCAGATCGAAGATTTTTTAGAAGTAGATCTGAATATTAAAAAAATGGCTAAAGCTGTGGATCGGAATGCTCGAACTAGGTACAAAACAGATAAAGACTTAAAAGGCTTTAACGAACCGGACGAAATTGTGAGGGTGGATGCAGAAGCCTACAAAGACTTAAAGGTTTCACCTTATTACTTGGGAGATATTCCATAATGGCTCAAAAAATCTATTCAGGACGGTATAAACCAGACCCTTTCTTTATGATGCAGCTCAAACAACTTGATCAGAGACTTGGTTGCCGATTTCGGGAAGACCTAGACAGGTTTGTCATCACCTGGGAAAAGTTCTGGGGACCCCCTGATGAAATCATGGTGGTAAGCAAGGTAGGATTTAGGCAACCGGACAGAAGGGAATTGTTGCGGCTATGTGCCGGAGACCTTCACAGAAAGGACATGAGGGAATGCCTTGACGAAACAGCGGCTTATTTTGCAGATTATCGTGAAAGAGAGGCCAAATCCAGAGCAGACGATATTCGCCATGCAACCAAAGCAGATAAGGTCCAATTACAAAATGCTTATCGAGAAGTTTTTAATAACCCTGGGAAACCTTCAACATATCGAAGGATTACCCCTAAACCAAGAGGCAAGTCATTAGACGAGCTTCAAAAATGATATCTGTTTAGTGAGGAATCATTAGATAGGTGTCGAAACAGGAGGTTACAATGATTGTTGCAAATTTTACCCCAGATGATATCAAATATATGCACAAGGGAATTGATGGAGTCATTCCGGCTTATAAGAGTCCTGAAAAAATTGAGGCCCTAAAAGCGGCTGATCCTAAGTTGGTGATAGATCCTAAAGCTCACATTGTCGATATGGACGATAAAAGGGCCGGTCACATCCTGAACGAGTATGCCAAGATTGGTCTTGTTCAAATGGTTTTTGGCGATGATGAAGAAGTCAAGAAAGCCCAATCGATTGCTCAGTATAATCGTTTCTGGGAACACCAGGTAGAAGTGTTTAATCAGCAAAACGAGGCACAGAGAGAGGGCGGCAAGGGTTTTAATAAACCTACGGACTTGCTTGTAAAAAAGGCCGATGAGCATGGTCTTGAACTCATGAAGCCATTTACTGTGCCCAAAAGAGATGATGCAAAGGTAGAGGCCCTGAAGGCCGAAAATGTTGAACTAAAAGAAACTGTTTCGAACTTGTCTGGTCAGATGAAACAGATTTTAGACATGCTCAAGACAGAAAAGGACGCAAAAGCAATCGAGACAAACCAGGCTCAGGAACTCACGGAATTAGTAGCGAAAAACAGAAAGAGATACAAATCACTAAAAGTTAGCACCATGTCAGGTTTTATAAAAAACAATTGGGATGAAATCGAAACAATGCCGGAGGAAAATCGGTTTGAAATCAAATCAATGTACGAAGAAATGTATCAGACTCCGTATCCTGCCGAAAAACCCACCTAATATCTACTCAAGGAGGGTATAATGGCAACCTATTTGAACGCTTATACCCTCCTTGAAAAACTATGGATCCAACTTGTAGGGTACAATTCCAATATTACCGCTTACGTGCAGGCGACGGATACAACCGGGCCTTATAGTAATGCTCAGATTATGGACGGTATTAACGCTGCCCAGAGGTTTCTGTATAATACCCTATTTACAAGAATTCCTTATGTATTTGAGGAAGAAATTGATTTGACCGGAGTGGCTTCTGTCTATACCCTTCCTGCAGACTTCGGACAATTAAGATTTTTCAAGGATTCTGACGGTAATCAGATTCACCCGATACAAACCGATCAGCGCAGAACTACGAGTGGATCAGGCTCAGACCAGAGATATTATCGTAAGGGAAACACCCTTATAATCGACAAGGCCGGCGTAACAGATGTCAACACCCTTATTTATTATCGCAAATGCCGTGATATTGAACAGGGTAAAGCTGCGGCCGGGGGTGAGCTATCGATTACACTTGCGTCAACAGCCAAATCCATAGCCGATTATTATAATGGCATAACCAT